CAGACACGCTCCGGGGGTGTAAAAGGGAGGCACGCAATGTGAGGGTTGCGCGGGCCGCTGTGAAGCTACTCGTAGCCGATCAGTCCGGTCTTAAGAGTGAGTGCCGTAAGGCGTTACCTCAGCGGATACAGTGCGGTCATCTTCGTTCCGCGATCCGTTCCGTTTTCTCCGAAGACCTGACCCCGGTTGAGGAGCTCAGTATTAAGTCGGCTCAAAAACTAGAATTGAGCCCGTGTTCGTCGTGCGCAAGTGCGACGACTGAGATACTGAGGAAATACAAAGAAGAGAGGTCCAGACCAGCTGGCGTGGATGTGGAGCACATCCGGCGCTTTAAACGCGCGGTAGGTATGCTAGTTCCTACCGGCTGGGACCTGCGGAAGGGGCCGTACATTCCGAACGGCCACGGTTCGCTTCATCACACGCGGAGAGATGGGGGGAATTGGCGAGTTGAGGCCTTTTCCCGTTTCTGCCGGACTGAGCTTGTCTACTCAGCCGGAAAACCAAGGGTCGTTACGTTGTACTCCTCACGTAACGTCGAGTTATTGACACCCTTGCACCACTCTCTGTATGCGAATCTACGCAGGGGAGGTTGGCTTCTTGTCGGTAGCCCAACCGATGAGCAAGTCAGGAGGCTCGACCATTTGGCACCCGGAAAGTTTGTTTCCGTTGACTACAAAAGTGCCACTGATAACATTAAGACCCCATATGTGAGGGCAATGGTCGAGGTCTTGAAGGAGAAGAGTCGGGAGTTGACTCCGGACGAATCTGAAGCACTTGACGTGCTTGCAAACTTATCATTCGATCCGGGCGACGCAGTTGGCTTCGGCCAGCCGATGGGAAGCCCCATGAGCTTTCCGCTGCTTTGTCTGATCAACAAGGCGGTTGTCGACCTCTCACTCGCAGATCTCCTCGAGACGGGTAAAATCTCCTGGAAGCAATTCCAGGAGCATCGCTGCCTCGTCAACGGCGATGACCTTCTATTCAGAGAGTTTGACAGTTCTCTCTGTATTCGTGCCGGTATCCTCCGACACGGGGCTTTAGCAGGCCTTGTGTTGAACGAGGAAAAAACGATCGTGTGCCCCGATTGGGCGGAGATTAACTCTACGCCGTTTTTTCGGGGGCAGAAGGTAAAGAAAACGAATGTGGGCGTCCTTTTAAGGAGCCGGGAGGTGACGGATCCGGTCGGTTTTCTCGCGGATTCGCTTGTCAAGAAGCGTAACTTCGCACTCTTTTTGCGTCGATGGTTCAAGTCCATCGCTGAGTGCGAAGTGAAACTTCAAGGCCCATTGCCGAAGCACTTTTATCGGTGCTGTTACTCGCGGCATGTACG